ATCTGCTCATTGAGTTTTCCTTCCATTTCATCAAGTTTATTTACCATGCTCTCAAGTACATCATATTTCTCTTCAGGGATTGATACATAATGTTCTTCAAAAAGTTGCTTCATACCGGAGAGGAATGACTCGGACATTTCTGTCTTGAGTCCTTCTTCAACAGACAGAGTGTTTTCTTCCAACCACTCTGATGAAACATACTCAAGATAAGAATCAACTCTTTCAGTGAGTTCACTCTTAAATTCAGCAACTTGCTCTTCGATTGCAGTCGCATAGGATGCTTCAATTTCCTCACGGATGGTAGCAAGCTTTGCGTTGATTGCAGTTTCAAAGATTACTTTTGCTTTCTCTTGGAATTCTTCGGAAAGATCTTCACCTTGGAGAAGTGCTTCAACATCAGCATCGATGTCAATTTCTACAACTTCTTCCTCGATCTCTTCTTCAGAATCCTCTGAAAGCTCGTTTTCTACTTCGGTACGGAGTTCCTCTTCTTCAGTAACTTCTTCTTCGGAAACTACTTCTTGATCGTCAGAAACTTCGACTTCTTCTTCTTCCTTCTTCATAGTAGGCATTGCTTCCGCAGGTTTAGCACCTTTGTTAACAATATCCTTTACTTGCTTCAGGGTAGCGCCGGGAGTCTTCAGCTTTGCTGAATCATCATCGGACTTGTAGTTTTCTGGGGTAGGACCACCAAGATCTTCAACCGTTCCTTGGCCTGGTGTTGCAACAGGAGTTGCACTCTTTTCTGCACCCATAGGAGCAGAGGCGTTAGAATTAACGGCTGTCTTGGATTGAGCAGTGCCTACTTCCATTTCTTGTAAATTTTTGCCACTGGACATTTGAACTCTCCGTAACCTTAAGTATTAAAACTATATTTATTTATAATTTAAAGATTTGACAGAAAATCACCCCACAATTGGAGTTTGTGCTCCTCAAGGGCTTTCTGATCAACAAGAGTATTTATTCTCTTTCTGGTATCGTTGCAGAATCTCTCACGAAGAATTCCACCTTCCCATACCCATTCTTTCCCTTCCATAATTCCATCAACAAAAGCATCAGGTGCGGAAGGATCAGCAACGATGTCTGCTGCGGTCGCAAGCATGAAATCTTCACCAACAATATTAATGCCTTCGTTGTTCATTTTTAAAGAACCAACACCACGAGAAGAAACTCCGAGTTTAACACCTTCATCAAGAAGTGAAGATGCAATTTTACCCATTGGGGTGCTCAGAAGTTGTGCCTTACCGTAAATATTAGAACCTCTTTGCTCAAGTTTCACAATCTTGTGTGATACACGGTCAAGGTTGATAGTTGGACCATCGGGGTGACCGAGTTCTCCAAGTGCTCTACCTTTATTGGTATATGCTTCGTTGTATCTACCAACTTCTTTTGCAAGAGTTGCAATAGGATACATACGACCATTACGGTTCTTGATGTCACCTTGAAGGAAAGTTCCCTCAATGTACATTCTTTTCGCAGAACCTTTACCTTCGGTGATAACTTCTACGTTTTCAACTTCTTCTCTAATTAGTTTCATTAGTTTCTGAATGCAACTTTTACAGCTTTGACTGCAGTTCCACCTGCAGAAGTAATCAACTTGTCAGTGGGTGCCTTTTCAAGAATAACAGACTCCCCGATTCCCACCGTAAGACTTCCGATAGTATTGTCACTAGAATCACTTCTTGTGATAACTGCAACAGCATTGTGTCCATTAAATACTCGGACCACAGTTGCACTACTAACATTTGTAGCAGCATTTAAATTTGTTTCTGCTGCTAAAACTTTAATCAGCATCTTCGTCTCCGTTTTGAGTTTCTTCTTCGTCCTCTTCGGACTCTACTTCATCAACCACTTCACTTGATTCTTCGTCTCCAAAGAGTCCATTAGCAACTTGTGGTCTCACAGAATCAACTTTTTCAGAAGCTTTGGTGTATAAAATCTCTTTGATCTTATCACTTACTTCAGCAGGAGAACTTTCACCTGAAACAAGCATATCCATTAAATCATCCATTTTGTATCAAAAAATTATAAGAACTATTATTTATTTATATTTCACCACCTTCTGGTGCTTCAGTTGCCTTTCCTTGTTTTTCTAAATCTGGTTCATTTACTGGGGCCCCAAGGTCTCCACCGGTTTGATCTAGTGGCAATCCAGTTTCAGGATCAATAGGTGCATTTGGATCTGGAAGAATGCCATCTGCAATTTCTTTTTTAATTTGATTATCCATTTCTTTAATCTCAGTTTCAGTTTGCTTCAGGATTTTATTTCTCACATATTGTGCAGAGAAGTATCTGCCCATATATGGTTCCATGGAAGCAATAACTCCGAGTTGTTCATTTAATAACTCAGTTTCTTTGAGATCTGAGAAATGATTATCATACAAATAATCATATTGTATATGGTCTTCTAATTCGCTCCAATCATCAGGTGTAATAATATTTTTTAGAATTAACTGAGTCTTCAGCATATCATTAAAGATTCCAGAGAATCTTTTACGCAGTCTGCCAACAAACTTGGTAAACTTCAGTTCATCACGAAGAATTTCAGAAGAACGACCAAGATTGAAACCACCAGCACTATCAAGTCTACTAGAAGGAACATTCAGTGCTTTATAAAGTTTAGTCTGAAAGTAATCAACGTCAGTCAATTCTCCAAGGTTTTGTCCACCGGGTAGTGTAGAGATTTCAGTTCCTCTACCACCTTCACGACGAGGTAACCAAAAATCTTCTAACATTGCCATATATTTACGATCATCACGGATTTCTCCAGTGTCCGCATTATAGACAAGTTTGTTGCGATAACGATTCATCACGTCACGCAGATATTGTTCTGCTTTGACCTTTGGAAGATTACCAACGTCAATGTAGAAAATTCTACGTTCTGGTGCTCTGGATAATCTGTAGATAACCAGAGAATCTTCAACCATTCTCAATTGGTTGAGTGCTTTAATTGCTTTGTGTAGATATGAAAGAACTGTTTGCTTATTACGATCTACCAGACCAGAAGTTACATATGTAATTGCATCTGTTGCAATCTTAACTGCATCTTTCGTATCTCTTCCTTGAATTATGCCACTAGTTTTTGATCCGCTGCTGGGATTATAAAGATAATATTCTTCAATCTCTGGTGCTTTATAATTTTCTGGATTTCCGGGGTCTTTTCCAGATCTTGCTACATCAAATGGAGACAATCTGTTTGCCCCAGTTTGTTCTGCCTTTCTGATTAATCTGATTTTTAATGGATCTACAGGTCGAATATCTTGAATACCTGCAGATGGATCCTTCATATCAATTACTTTATGATAATAAACTCTTCCATCAATATACCAATTTCTGAATATTTCATGCGCCTTTCTATCAAAATTCATCATGTTTTTGATAGTTTTAAATTCTTCTCTAATAATATTCTTTAATTTATCAGATGCAGGGAGATTTGATAACTCGATTTCTACTGGTGAGTCATCAAGATCAGAAACAATCGCTTCGTTTACAATATCTTCAATCGCGCTATCGCACTCAGGGTGCAGACACATTTCACGGTATCTACGAATTAAATCCTGTTCAGACTTATAAACTCCCTCGATATCTACGTATTGTCCGTAGAAACCGCTGGAGAGATAAAAGTCTGACTTATCTTCCTCTGAAGGAGGAATAGGGGAGACGATGCCTTTCGACTTCTTCTCCCCAGATTCTGGTAACTTGAAACCAAATAATTTAGCCATTAATCAAAGTTTTAACTTCTTATTCTACTATTTATGAACCTGTTCCTAACTGACTTGTGCCTGTTGGGTCAAGTGCATCGAACCACTGAACTTGCAGATCAACTGTAAATTCTTCGATAGTGTCTGATTGATCATAAGAAAGATCAATTGCACTTACATTAGTTGGAAAAGTTCCATAGAATCTATACTGCTTAAGTACTGGAACTTGTGTATCACTTGATGGAGTGCTTCCACTAATTCCGGATCTTCCTAACTGTCTAACAAACATATCTCTTTGATATGTTGTTGGATTGGTGATACCAGCATTATCCTCATGCTTGTTGATGAGGTTCATCCATCTTTCAAATGCAGTTCTGATGCTAAAATCAACATCATTGATAATAGTGATAGTCCAAATATCAAATGTTCTATCTCCTGCAACCTTAAGATTTCTTCCTCTAAAGGGAATATTGATTGCAGCGACATTGGATGCAGGCAGATTTGCTGCCTTTACCATAAATCTGGATCTATCAGTTAGTTGACTTCTTGTTGTATCCAAGGGAATAGAAGCCTCGGGGAAGTACAATTCACATTCAAATAGATTAGGTCTTGCACCACCCCCTACCATTCTCCCCTTGAATGAATCAAGAGTCCTATCCTTTGTGTTTGGGATATTTAGGTTAGCCATTAAATTTTTCCTCTAAATGGTGATAGTGAATTAAACGTTACCGACGACTTCTTCAAAGCTGACCCCGGTGCGAGTAGCAACGAAGGAGAGACCGATGAAGTTAATTGATCTCGCTGGTTTAACAAAAATGTCAGCTCTAAACTGGTTAGAGTCAACAATATCTGGGGTGTTATTAGTCTCGTCGCAGATTACGACGAAATCAGTAATTCCTCGCTTCGCCTTAACATCGCGGAGGAATGGTTCAACTACATTGACGAAGTTTGATCTTGTAATCACATCATTGAATTCAAAGAGTTGTGCTCTTGCTGCTCTTTCGATTGAATCCTCAATAGTGAGGAACAAGCGACGAACGTTAATTCTATCAAAAGCAGATGCGAATGCAAGTCCGGTTTTATCACCGAAGAGGATTATTCCCGCCCCAGGAGAAGCAATGATTGGATTGACTCTCTTGGGATAAATCAAATCTCTTTGTGCTTGTGATGGATTATATGCAAGTTTTACAGCACCATTGATTGTTCCTCTTGATGCACCGGCAGGTGAGAACCAAGCGAACTCATTAATAGATGTTCTGCACATTAATCCAGCAACATCTCCATTACATGGAATGTAACGGAACTCATTATTGAATCTATCATACATGTACTTGTATCCAGAATCAAATACTGCATACGATGAAGATTGAAGTCCATTAAAGAATTCGATTATGTTATTTGTTTGTGCGTCTGAATCAGCGATATTTACAATCCCCGCTCTATGTGGAGATATACAAGCAATACAATCCTTTCTAAGGTTTGCAATTGCAATCAATTCTTTTGCTTTTGCTTGAGATTCTTGAACTGTTGATCCACCTGAAGGTCCATTCAAAATGAAGTTGATTGGATATTCAGCAGGGTTTTTAAGAATACCGTAAGAACTAATGATGTTAGCAAGAGTAGGTTCAAATCCTCCAGTAGCACTGTAGTTTTCACCACCTGTAAGGTTGTATACTTTTCTACCACATACGGAGAAATTGGTTTCTTGAGCCTCACTTCCAACATTTCCGGTAGCGGATGCTGTCCAAGTATTACCAGTTGCTGCCTGAGTAAGTCCACCAGCAACTCCAGTTACTGGAGCTCCCGCATACACATAATTTGAGATAGTGGCAACATATGACTTGTAGTATACATTCTCTGTAGGAGATCTCTTACCATCTGATGCTTTAGAAAGGGAGGTAAATTTCTCAACGATATTTCCTGCAACCCCGGTCACTGAACCAGTATCGTCAACGACGACAATGTGCATTTCGTCATTCTTACTGCTTCTTTCAGAAGCATACTGAGAAGTTCCAGGTTTCTCAGCGATAGTCTTCCAATAAACAACAGAGTTCTCAAGACCCAATGTTTGCATGTTGTACCAATCAGTAACTGTAGTATTACTTGTTGCTGATTGAATTGAAGTTCCAGCAGTGCTAACAACTCTCAATGTGTTTAGGAATTCAGTGGTAGTTGAATTTCTGGTGAATGTGAATACTGCACCATCTCCTGCCGTACTGATACCTGTGATTGTTCTATCAACTGTAATGAAGTCTGTTCCAATTCCGATAACAGTTGTTCCTGCAGCAACAGTTGAGTTGCCTCCAGTTATTGTGACCACATCACCAAGTCCAACTCCAGTAGTAACGATTCCGCTGATTGAAACATCAAAAGCAGTGTCGATTGTACCAGCAGTTGTTGCAACTCCGACTGTGGTAGCAACAGTAGTTGTAACTGGTGCATCAAACGAATAAACACCACCTTCTTCATAAGTTTGTGCTGTAGAAACACCAGCAGCGTTTACACTATCAGTAATATTAACTGAAATTTGATTTTCCAAAAGACCAGATGCAGTTCCAACACCTGTAATGATTCCTCTTAAGAAACCATCAAGTGATTCAGTAACTCCAAATCCTGGTTTGTTCTTTGAAGCGAGAGATTGAGTAACACCCATCCCCACTACAACGTGTGTTGAAAGTCCTGTAATTGTAATAATTTGATCCGCAAAGGCATCAATAGTACAGACTTTAAGTTTATTTGCCCATCTTCCTGGGTTCTTAGCAGCATAACTCCAAGTTACAGCTGCCCCGGCATGAGAATTTTCATAATCTTCATAACCTTTAATTTTAAGAGTAATGTTATCTGCAGAAACACCTGAGTTTGCATTATTCAGATTGGAATCATCGGTTCTGAGTACTCTTAATGTACCTCCATATGAGAGATACGATGATGCACTCATCCAATAATCGTATTGTGCATCTGTTGATACTGGTTTTCCAAAAGTAGCGAGAAGATCTTGTTCCGTTTCGATCAAAATAGGAACATCTACGGGACCCTTAACAAAAGGTCCAGCAATTGCGCCAACCTGATCATTAGCGGCATCCACTCTACCAATGGTTAAGTCAACTTCTCTTACCTTGACGCCAGGGGATACTAAGTTAAGCGACATGTCTTTCCCTCTATAGAGATTCAATTTTACTAAAACTATTTAGAAAAATTGACCCTTTCACCGGGGAAACAGTGCATGAACTACCAATCTGGATACTCCCAATGACCGGTA